AATTAGACAATTTAAATAAAATTGATTTTTTTGATGCAGTGATCCTTGACACAGACATTATTGTGTTTGAAGAGCCACCTAGATCAAAAATTAAATCCTCACAAGCAAAACCTGTAGACTTTGCCAATCCACCAATTGAAATGTTAGAGAAAATTTATAAAAATGCTGGAGTTCCATGGTTTGATGCACAGACAGAAATTGATAAATCAAGAACTGTTTATGCAAATGTCAATGGTGGGGTTTATATAGTTCACAAAGATTTTTTATTAGAGATATCAGATAGGTGGAAATATTGGGCACACTGGCTAGTGGAAAGAAGATCTTGGTTTCGTGGTCGTCACTTTGTTGATCAAGTATCTTTTGCAATGGCCGTAGCAGAGACTGGGCTAAATTTTGAAGAATTGGATCGTAGATATAATCTACCCGTACAAGCGAATAATTACCCAGAATACCTTGATAGGGTTCCTGCTATTCTTCACTATCACGGTCACATTAATGATGACGGAACAATAAAGACAGTTAATGGGTTAAAATTAGTAAATAAAGAGATAGAAAGAATAAATCCTGAATTAAAAAAATTACACATTCAAACCAAGGAAATCGTAAATAAAATATCTTTAGGACTATAGCATTGCGCCCACAAAACATCATGACCTTGCTATAATAAGAGATATGAGCATTTCAGGCAATCAGTATGCCGACAGGGTGTTTGCAGAACACCCTATAGCGCTGTGGCCACTAGATGAAAAAGTATACTATCTGTCGTTAATAAACGATCATGATAGGCTGTTTTCTAATTGGACAATCACTAACTCAATCGATGCCGACTCCCCTGTATTGCCAGACGTTGCTTCACCATTTTCTGACGACATTTATTCATCAATAACGGCAAACACATCATCTCCAGTGACTGTAGACTTAGAAAGTTCTGGAATATTTAGTCTAACCGACACTAATTTATCAAACAATACTTTCTGTGTAAATCTGTTTCTTTACCAAAAGCCAACATACATAAACTGGATTAAGTTTGGGTACAGGTATGAAGACACACTACTAGTTACCCACGAAGTTATTTCTGATGAAATATCTCCACCAGAAGTAGAATCTTGGATAAACTTAAATAAAACGTATGCCTTGCCAGATGATTGGTCTGGAAGTCTCAGAATATTCATACAAGTTAATTTTGCAGACTCGTCTGGAGGCGATGACTCATCAAGAACGCTTATTATGAATGGGCTGTCTGTTGGACAAGATTCAGAAACAACATGCTATGAAAGTTTAGGGAGTGAGTCATCAGTCCTACCTGATTCAACGGGGCTCGCTCCACTTCAAGGAATTCCAGCAGACAGGTATGGACTTCTTGCAGACAATGGATACTATGTAGTTAGAAATAATAAAATCCTCTCAAAGAATGATGGATTTCCTATAGTTTTTGGCACTGGGCAGTCTACAAAGATATATCCATCTGCAACCTCCGAACCATCCTTTATTTTTCCAGGAAAGGGTATGTTAAATGAGGCTGGAAGAAACAAGGACTACACTTTGGAAACTTGGATAAAACTTGATCCGTCAACAGCAATAGCCAAGAAAATTTTGGGACCAATATCAACAAACGACGGTTTATATGTTAAAGAAGGATTCTTGACTCTGGTTGTCGGAAATGAGATAGGATCTCACTGTGTTGGTGAATGGTATAGGCCACTGCTTATTCATATAACTATAAGAGAGTCAAACGTAGCACTGTTAGTTAATGGGGAGACTGTGATAAACATTCCCTATAACAGAAGTAGCATAGACTTACCTAATGATCTTGATTGGTGGGGGGTATATTCTTATTCAGAAATATCAATGTTCCAAGTAGACTGTATATCCATTTACCCATACATTGTCTCTGAACTTGTTGCAAAAAGAAGATTTATTTATGGTCAAGGAACTCCATCCATTCAATCAATCGATGACTCTTTTTATGGTACACCAACTACAGTTGATTTTTCTACATCTCAATACAAGCAGAATGTTGTATACCCAGACGTATATCGATGGGATGCTGGATACTTCAATAATCTAAATGCTACAAGAGACTACCTTTCCGTTCCAAACTATTCTCTTCCAATTATTAATATTGGAGGAAGAGATTTGCAAAGGTGGTATGAGGACAACTACATTGTAAATACATTAGAGTACCCAGAAGACGGGCATCCAAAATTTATTTCCTTTAGGCCAAATATAGAGTACGATAACGAGGGTCAGCCAGACTACTGGAATAATGCTGGACAAAATTATATAGAGCAATGCTATTTTAACTTTCCATCACTAAACGTCCTGAATGATGCGATTGCAGCGGTATACGGAGTCTTTGAGATAGAGGACAGTATTGCATCAGACAGAACCCTGATGAGTTTTGTCAACATAACAAACCTAGACACCTTTAATATCACAATAAATGAAGACACCATTTCATACTCAATAAATGGAAATGTTATTCATCAAGAAGTAATTATCATAGGATTAGAGTGCCTAGTTGGATTTAATTTTGAAAATATTGGAGCGGCATTTGGCTATGAGGTTTCTAGATTCTTTTCTTCCCCGTCATCTATTCAGTTGTATGTTGGAGGAAACGGTCAAAACACCTTTGAGGGAAAGATTTATGCTGTAGGTTTTTCCAATCAAATAAACTTTCAAGAAATATCAGACAATTTTGATTCCAATGGAATCGCTATTTCAGCGAACTACGAGATTGTCATTAACCATATTGGAAGTTACACGTTAATTCCAGAATATGAATACGGACAACTATTTTTAGATATCTCGGTTTCCTCAGAATGGGAAGAGTACTTTCCCTTGTCTTATTTTGCTGGGTATGTAAAGGATGAAAACGGAAATCTTGTTTATGACTTAGACATGCTTCAACTTAATGTTGGATATTCCTACACTCAAACATCAGGGGTGTGGACATATCAAGAACTCTTTGATACCCACACATCACAAACATATAACGACATATCAACAGAATATCTTAATTATTTTGCGTTATTTAAAAACAATACAACTGGTGAAACGACAAACATATCTAATTCATCCTTGCAATCATATCTAACATTTCAAAGAGTCTCCGATGGAGCAAACACACCTTTGTCATCATTTAGCAATACCAAGCAGTTGCCCATAGACAGTGTTATTTACGCTGATCAAGAAAACACTGTGGAGTTTCCTGAAAGAGTTTATGACACAAAATTTGTTTTTAAAGATAACGTAATTATCTATCCACCAAAAACAAATAACTTTGAAGATTATGCGATGGTTTTGCACTTTAATGTTAACCAAAGGTCTATTTTAAAGAATCCCCTAAAAATTAGAAGCCTAGAAATAGTTTCTAATAATCTAAACTATGTGTCAAGTTCAAACGACGAAAACCAAAGAAATATCATTGGAACAAGGTTTGGAACAAACATTTATCCACAAAAAACCAATAGCGGAGAAATAGACTATAAATCAGAAAACCCATTGCTTATCTACAAAACAGGAAGTCCCTATCTATATGCAACTAAAAAGTCTGGAATACAAGTTATAAATGAAACAGTGTCATCTGCATCCCCCGCAGAAGAGTTTATGATTTCGATTCCAGTAAACAAAAGCGGATCTTATAACTTTAACGTCGGAGCAATTCAATTCTTTGTCAAGGGCGCATTTTCAGAAGGAATTGAAGAGATAAAGTTAATGGATATAAATCACAAAGATGGAAAGATATCCATAACACTAGATAAAACAGAAACTGGAAACTTTGTTAGGGCATACAATAACGATGGAGTATCAATGACAGAAAGCACATCAGTGTTTTTCTATCAAAATGGAAGGTATGTGGTAACTCCCACATTGATAAATAATGAATGGAACGCACTAGGGGTATCCTTCTCTGACCAACTAGAGTACGGAGAGTTCCTTGATGGAAGCATAGATGTTTTTGGCGGTATATCTGTCAATAATATCTCTTACTACTTAGCAGACGGCCTAGGAATTAAAACAAATCTAAACATTAGGACTTGGGAGAATGTTCTCAACTACGACAGTATCACGCGAGCATGGTCTTATTGGGATGCTGGATCACAAAAGTGGAGAGACATATATGTGTTGGGGCAAACATCATCGTACTTTAGTACCCCAGAAGATATATATAGGTCTTATACTGGAACGAACAAGAACATTATTGATGATAACTTGGGGCTTTCGTTTAATAAAACCGAGTCAACTGTATATACCTTAGTTTCGTGGGGAACAATTACCGAAAAACCAGTATAATCTGGTACAATAGTGGTTATGAGTAACAGAAAAAGACCAACTGTTGGAAAAAGCAAGGTCACCGTTGAAAATGTTGGTGACGCACAAAGAAAGCACTTTGGGTACGAGTGGGGGGCATACTTTTGGAAGTTGCCAGACGGACACCTTTTTGGTGATGGAGAGGGTAGACTACTCAACGTTCCATCCATTAAGGGCGACATAGGGCAAATATCAAAGATTAAAGAGGCGGCGGCCCATTATGGAAAGCCAGAAGGCTCCCCGTGGTTCTATGCTGGTGCAGCAAGGGCAACAGATGAAGAATATCAGGAACAACTTGATCGACTTGATGAAGGGTTGATTCCTTCTCTTAACGACATTGGTGCAGTAGCGGCTGCAAAGAAATCACTTGAACTTTATGGAGATGCTGAATAATGGAACAACAGATTCTTATTGATGCAAAAATGGCAGACCAAATTATTGAAAATGAGTTTGCTAATGCAGATCCATTTCAAAAAGACTGGAACACCCTTTCCAATCTAAACGGAATGGACAAGAACTTTAAGCGCAGGGCGCAAAGAAAAGTTGAAAAAGCCGCAACAACAATTAACAATGTTCCAATTCAGTCAGACGGTCAGGTTTCTGGAAAATACCTAAAGGATGCCAAGGCTGTACAGTATGGCAAGGACGGGGCACACTCAAAGGAAATTAATCCTGGGCAGGTTTATCGTAATGGATATGGAATCTTTGACCTAATTACCCCACCATACAATCTATACGAACTTTCTTCTTTTTACGACACATCTTTTGCCAATCATGCTGCGGTAGATGCCAAGGTATCCAATACTGTAGGAGTTGGCTATAGATTTGAAATGACTCCATCAACCATGATGCGCCTAGAGGCTACAAGCAATGAGTCTGCAAAGCAAAAGGCAAAGAAGAGAATTGAGCAGTTAAAGATTGAGTTGGCTGCTTGGTTGGAGGATTGTAACGACGACGAAAGCCTAACCAAGATATTGGAAAAGGTGATTGTCGATATGCAGGCAACTGGAAACGGATACATTGAAGTTGGAAGAACAGTTACGGGAGACATTGGATATATTGGACACATTCCAGCAACAACTATGCGGGTACGACGCCTGAGAGATGGATACATTCAGATAATTGCTGGAACCATTACATACTTTCGTAACTTTGGTGCAAAGAATCCAAACCCAGTTACAACAGATCCACGACCAAACGAGGTAATTCACCTTAAGGAATACTCACCCCTTAACACATTCTATGGTATACCAGATATCATTGCTGCAATGACCTCACTAAAGGGAGATCAGATGGCAGCAAACTATAATATTGATTACTTTGAAAACAAGGCTGTTCCACGATACATTATCACTGTCAAGGGTGCAAAGTTAACGGCAGAGGCAGAGGACAAATTATTTAGATTCTTCCAAACAGGACTCAAGGGACAAAGCCACAGAACTCTATACATTCCTCTTCCTGGCGATAGTGATGGAAACAAGATTGAGTTTGAAATGCATCCAGTAGAAAATGGTGTGCAGGAGGCATCATTCTCTCAGTATAGAAGGCAAAACCGTGATGACATTCTTATGGCTCACCAAGTTCCCCTTTCTAAACTAGGAGGGGTAGATTCATCATCTGCTGGAGCAATGTCTCAGGACAGAACCTTTAGAGATCAGGTAGTAAAGCCACTACAGGAATATGTAGCAAAGGCAATAAACAAAATTATTAGAGAAAAGACAGACATCGTTGAGTTAAACTTTAACGAGGTAAGCCTTCTTGATGAGGTTGCCATGTCTCAGATTCACGAAAGGTATGCAAAGATCAAGGCTCTTGTTCCTAATGAAATTCGTGAAGAAATTGGTAAGCCGCAGATGGAGGGTGGAGACAAGCCTATTGAGTTGTCTGCACGCCAAGCAGCAGATGACAGAGCAAACACTTCACAAAATCGTGAAAGAGACACAGATAGAACAAACAATCAGTCCGATGGTCCAGCAGCAATTAGTGGAAGAAATCCTAAAGGAGAAGGACCGAAAAGCGAATAGTATCATTTTGTTATAAATTGTGATAAAATAGGAATGATATGGATATAAATAAAGCCAGTTGGTCTATGGAAAAAGATCACATTCGTCTTTCTATGCCCATTAACAAGGTGGACAAGGAAAGAAGAATCGTTTCTGGATTCGCTACCCTAGACAACCTTGATAAGCAGGGTGACGTTGTTCCATCTGAGGCATCAGTAAAAGCATTTGAAAGATTTCGTGGCAACCTTAGAGAGATGCATCAACCAATTGCAGTAGGAAAGGTTGTTTCTTTTAAGGAAGACAAGTATTTTGATCAAGAAACAAAAAAGTTTTATAACGGAATATATGTTTCTGCCTATGTCTCTAAGGGTGCCCAAGACACATGGGAGAAGGTTCTTGATGGAACCCTCACTGGTTTCTCTATTGGTGGAGAGATTCATAAGTCAGAAGATGTTTATGACGAAGAAATGGAAAAGGCATATCAAGTTATTAGAGAGTACTCCTTGAGTGAACTTTCCCTTGTTGACAATCCAGCAAACCAGTTTGCTAATGTTATCAGCGTAGAAAAGGGAGAGGCTAGCGGGTACTTGTCAAAGGCCACAATCGAAAACGTGTTTTGGTGTCGCAAGGACGATATCGTTCAAATGTCAAAAGACTCTTCATCTTCCTGCCCACAATGTGATTCATCCATGAACAACATTGGATTTGTTGAGGCAAATGATTCAGATAAGGTGTCTGTAGTTAAGGGAATGCTATCATCCATAAAGAAGTCAGAGATTCAAGGCGGCATCGAAGAAGGATCAATAATTAAGTTTGACGGAGAATATGGGCGGGTTTCTCAAATTGTATATCATGGTGGTGCAAGGCTCTCATCTGAAGATACTCCAGTAATGGCTAAGTCAGATGATCCAGTTGTGATTATTAAAGTGTATTCACAAAATGACGGTATAATAGTACCCACAAGTCGTCGCGTTATTAAAAATATTTCTTCACTAGAAAAAGTTAATGCGATTAGTAAATCAGAGGTAAAGGAGGTTAGCAAGATGGACTCAGACATTATTGTTGTTGATGAAACTGACACAGAGATTGAGAAGTCAGTTCACGATAAACTTATGGAAATGAAGGCAGCCGAAACCGCAGATGAAACTGTAAAGGTTGATGGCGCTGAAGAACTCTCTGCAACCGAAGAAGTTGTTGATACTACTGAAAAAGCAGAAAATGCTGAAACCGAGAAGGCAGTAGAGATTGAGATTTCAGAGGAAGATGAAGAAGAGTCAGAAGATGAGACTATGAAGGCTGATGAGGCAGAAGTAACAAAGGTAGAAGATGAGCCAGCAGTTGATGAAACCGCAAAGATGGTTTCTGATATTAGCGATTCTCTATCATCTGCACTAACCACTCTTGCTGAGACAGTAAAGGCTCTTGATTCTAAGATTGAAGGCATTAACAAGGCTTTCGACGGAGCCATTGCTGAGGTAAATAGCAAGGTGGAAGAAGTAAGAGATAATTTTGGTAAGCGAGTGGACGCTGTGGAAATGGACACCGCTTTCCGTAAGTCTGCTGATCTTGGCGAGATCTTGCAGGAAGAACCAGTAAAGGTAGAGAAATCTACTTGGGGCGGTCGTTTCCTCACAAATGCCGACCTATTTTAATAAAGAAAGAATACATGGAGGTGAAAGTAAAATGGCAGAAGAAATTCTGAAGAACCAGCCAAGCGAGTCCAGCGAGTACGGCGATCCAAACCCAGGTCTATACCAAGGTCAGGGCGCAGTAGCAGCAGGCGGCATTGGTGGAGTTACAGAGCCAGCCGCTGGCGTTATGGGAAATATCCCAAATGCTATCGATGGCGTAACCACAGGTCCAAACGCCGTTAATCCAACAGGTGTTGCTGGGGGTATCCTTAACCCTGAGCAGGCCCGTCGTTTTATCGACTATGTTTGGGATGCAACAGTTCTCGCCCAAGACGGTCGCAAGGTTACCATGCGTGCAAACACCATGGAACTAGAGAAGGTCAATGTAGGTGAGCGTGTTATCCGTGCTGCTTCACAGGCACTCGGTGAGTACACAAACGCTGGCGCAACATTCACAAAGGTAGAACTTACCACAAAGAAGATCCGTTTGGATTGGGAAGTTTCAACCGAAGCACTTGAGGACAACATTGAGGGTTCAGCCCTTGAGGATCACTTGGTCCGTCTAATGACAAGCGCTTTCGGTAATGACCTTGAGGATCTTGCCATTAATGGCAACGGAGGTGTAGATCCATTCCTAGGAATCATGGACGGTTTCGTTAAT